ATAGTTAAATACTAAAGTATCATCTGCAGTATTAGTAGTAGTTACTGTTTGTGTAATACGATGCCCTACCTTAGCGGTAACAAATCCGGAAACTCCAATAGTTGCCGTTACTTCATTGTGGGCAGAACGAAGAACGTTCTCATGACTTGCATTAGATGCAGGCTTAGTGGTAGAATTCATAGCAGGACTCCTACAATAGACAGGGCAATTAGTGCTACTGCACAGGCAATATACTTCACCCGATTAGTAGATCTTAGTTTAGATTCTAATTCACGAATACGTGAGATATCCATAGGAATTTCAATATATTCGACGCGTTCTTGAATAACAATACGTTCAACAGGAACTTGAATTTCTTTAATGACTTCTACCGGGACTTGAATTTCTACAATCTTCTCTACAATAACCGGAACTTGTACTTCTCTTATTACTTCAACAGTAACAGGTACTTCTACAATTACTTCACGGACTACTTCAACAGGAACTTCTACTGTAATAGTTTGAATACTCGGGGCTTGATCTTGGGTAATAACTTCCATTGCGACTTCTGCAATCGAAACAGGAGCGCGCTGCCGTGTGCCTTTACCCATAATGATCTTACCCATGCATCACCACGTGAGGAGCTGCTCCTGTTGTAGAAATACGGATGCGTACAGCTCTAAAATCAGTGACAGCGGACTTAACAACAAGAAGAGCATTGGCAGTAACAGTGACTAGGTCTACCCAAACATCACCGGATGCAGTAGGGGATACCTCTACCTTAGCCTCTCCTGCTCCAGGAGCAGTGTATAGAACTAAGCTTTTATAGCTAGTAGCATCCATTTCCTGGACACCTGTGACAGTAAGATTATTAGGAACAGTTGTTATACTATCCCCATCAGCGGCATCCAAGGCTACTGCAAACTCACTATCTACTGTAACCTTTACCGCACCTTGCGTAGGGTCCCAGGCCTCTCGTAGTACGTGTTCACCTGTAAGAGTATGGTTAGCCATTTTTAATCCTCTGTCTTAGTTTGTATTGACGCATTTCACTTTGGTTAGAGATTTCACCAAGTAATTGTTTTGTTCCCTCAGTGCACTGAGCAGTGGCCAAGTAGATAGCAATTTCTTCTCTTAACAAAGATTCAGCTTCTACTAGTTCTTGAAAGGGCATCTCAAGTGTCATTGCCGAACTTCCTTGTGCTGCCTGTAGAGTGATTTCTACTAGATTAGGTTGCTCATCCAGGCCTAGCATACGCTCAATAACGCTATCATACTGTTCCTCATATTGAGGATACAGACTTCCTAGGTGATCATGGTCTGCAAAAAATGTAGGCCCACTTGCCATATTATGTGCATTGTGGGCAAACAATTGCAGAAGTCTAAGAAGTGTAGCGATTTTAGTCATTAATTTCCTACTTTAAAAATACAGATACATTGCCGAAAAGAGGTGTGAAGTCCCCGATGAGATTAATCATACTATCCTTCCCAGTCTACTACAGGAACTCGAAAGATCGCATGAACGTGGTCACCATTTGCCCAGACCATTGGATTTGATGCGCTGAATGCCAATAATGCAGGCGTGGAGTTGATCGATGAGATTGTAATGGCAGTCGTAGAGCTATAGCTGACCTTACCAACATAGATTGCGACACCGGAATCTCGGATGTTTACTACGCCAAAATTTTCGAAATCCCCGAAAGCCGACATCTTGGCCGTGTCAATAGTGATGGGCAGATTGACCGTAAGCGCGGTGTTATTGGGTGCACCTGTAGTTGCGACCGTGAGATCAAACTCCGCGGTATCACCCACCCTACGCATACGCATAGTGTATGTTGTATTGGTATTCCAAGAACCTGTGGCGGTTTGCGAGATCCAATATGACGGAATCCGACGTTCGGTGATCTGCCAGTTTGCGCCATCAGAATAGAGCGTGATTGATTCGTTTTGCGTCGCAAGTTTCCGAGTCGAGAAACCGTCAATCGTCTGGGCGGACGTTGTAGCAATCGTGATGATATTTGAAAGGCTTGAATCGGTCTTTTTAATCCGAATTGCCTTTCCACTAACTCCGACTGCAGTAGGTAGAGTGACCGTAAAGGCAGAACCGCTCGCCAAAACGTAGTCTCCTATTGCGGCAGAATAGGTCGAAGTTTGCGCAGTAATATTTAGCGCGGGATCAGTCGGAGTTGCCCAGATGAGCCCAGTTGTTTGACCGGAACTTGCAGTGAGAACCGTACCGTCCGCCCCAACAGGAAGGTCGGTTGGAGTCGAAGCGGCACTTGCTGCGAGAATTGCACCTTTAGCCGTATAGTCAGTCTTTAGAACTACTGCAGAGGTTGCAGCCTTTGCGTTGAGTTGAGTTTGGATTGAGCTAGTCGCATCAAGATATCCGAGCGTTGTCGAGGTGACAGAAGACGCCGAAACAAAACCCGAACCTTCTGAAACCAGGACTCTTGATGCAGTCAAAGCAGCAAGTTTGGAATAGTCAATCGCAGCGCCTGCCTTGACATCTGCGTTCTCAATATTTGTGATCGTATTTTGATCTGCATCGATTGTCTTATTCGTTAAACTGACTGCGGCAGCGTTCTTAGTTGCGTCTGACGTATTATCGACGTTCCCGAGACCGACGTCTGACTTAGTTATTCCAGTAGGTGAATTAATAACGGGAGAGGTGAGAGTTTTATTGGTGAGAGTTTGAGTAACATCGGTACCAACAATAGTAGTGTTGGCATCAGGAGCAGTAAGAGTACGAGTAGTACCAGTAGTAATAGCTGAGGAATCAAAGCGAAGCTGCTTAGACACATCAGCATCATCCTGAATAGAAAGACGGTCATCGCGTAGATTAGCAATAGTAGAGACATCTAGAGTCTTATTTGACAAGGTATCGGTAGTAGCCCGACCAACCAGGGTATCTGTGGCATTAGGCATAGTCACAGTTACATTGGAAGTTTGTGCACCAGTAATAGTAGTCTTAGTACTAGCTGATCCGCCAGGAGTAAGCTCAATTTCATTAGGGGTAGTCGTGCCTTCTTGACTAACGACGAGCGACTTGATCCACTTAGTTAAAGAAATAGCCATTTTTATGTTCCCAATGTTTTAGCGGAAAAACGCATTTGTCCGTTTGTTCCGGTTGAAGAAGATATATATTGTACTTGACCAGCATCCGTGACAGAAAATCTAACTCCTGCATCATTGCTGAGCTGTTCAGACAAGGTCCATTGGTTTCCAGCAGAAGCCGTGCCATTATAACTTAGGTAAAGAGTACCTGTTTGAGTGATAGAACCCCGAACAATTGCATACGTTACATTAGCTGCACGAACAAGTGCGCCATCAAAAGTAAGGCCGACAACCTCAGTAGGAGACGGAGTATTATCTACAATTTCAAATGCGGTTGGTAGAATATCTCCGGGACCAAGAAAGCTATTTAATACATCAGTTACGGCTGTAGCCCAGTCAGTTGCTTCGGAGCCCCAGCCGGGATCTTCACCTGCACTTGGGTAGGCATATGTGTTACCTGCAATAGTAAGTTGAATCATTCTATTAGGTCTCCTATTGTAATATGTTAATTGTGGATTATCTTGACCTTTTTTAAATTTTGGTGTACAGTAGAGTTTAAGGTTTAAATACCCGATTACCTGACTTGGGAGGAAAGATCTGCACATGACACCAATTAGGCGTATGGTCAGGAGATTCCAGCCATAAGCCGATTTCTGCCAGCTTATCTAGGTTAGTTAGGCACCAGGCGTCGATAGCACCATCACTGTCCCTAAAGTCACAGGCAGCACACAGAATGTGATTAGAACGCTTAGCAGCACCCGCTACACCGGCATTGATAGCAGCAGGGCGGTACCCGCTAGCGACAGTCATTGGTTTGTTATATAGAGCCCTAAGCTTATTAACACGTTCCAGCAGGATTGCAAGGTTTGCTTCTTGCTCTTTATCCAACGGATAGTCTTTATCACGGCCCATAAGAACTTCAGCCCTAGAAATCACTTGACCTCCATACATGAATATGTTACTGTTATATTGAAACGAGCGGCGTGGAAAGCTGTGGGCCGGATACCAAAGTTAACTGGGTATAAACGAAGGCCACTGGAGACACGCACTGGGATGACGCTAGGGGATAAGTATTGAACCTAGGTGGTCGGGCACCATGGGAACCCGCCAGATTCGAAGTACAAGACAGAGGTAGTAGCGCACCTCCCGTTTCACCTTCCTCCCTTAGGAATGACAAAGGGCGTGTTCTGGAGAGACACGATAAAAACACAAGGGCTTGCCGGTTTTCCACCAAACAAGAACCGGATTTTAGGAGTATTTATGATTTCTACTGAATCTATTGCCAAAATTTGCCATGAGGCTAACAAGGCTTATTGTGAAGCTATTGGAGATTTTAGTCAACCTAATTGGGAAAATGCCCCGACTTGGCAGAAAGAGTCTGCCATATCCGGCGTAGAGGGTCATTTAAAAGAAAACCTAAGCCCTGAACAATCACATCTTATGTGGTGTGCTAAAAAAATTGAAGACGGTTGGATTTGGGGAGCAGTAAAAGATCCTGTTGCTAAAACACACCCCTGTATTGGGCACTATTCATTTCTACCAAAGGAACAACGTATTAAAGATTATATTTTTAAGGGCATTGTAGATTCCTTTAAGGCTCAAATCGATGTTTAAACCTACAGATTTTCTATTGCCTGATGGTACTCCTATGGATGCGGATGAAATTGCACTAATGCTCAATGCGTGGCCTGCTGCCACTCCTCCTCCCGCACCTAATAGTTTGCCGGGTGTATATCCCAACGGTAGATATGAGACTATACCTGTATACTCAAGTCCTCCTCCAGTTGCCTATCAATACATGGAGGAAGTGCCTCCACTTATAAATAATACAATTACCAGTAAAAGAATTACTTTATATGATGGCGTAATTAATTATATTTTTAATCAATGTACTCACCATGTAACATACAATCGGCATGTTACTAAATTTGCCGTGTCTGTAAGCATTTATTATTCATTGCGAGATGAACTAAATAATCGATATAAATACGGAGGATACGCTCCTATTTGGACTAGTAATGGATATCAAAGTATTCAAATCTCCGGGCCTGCTGGTCCCATTTCTTTTTATATTACGGAGAAAGAGTTTGAAATTACCCCTCTATTTGAAGCTAGTGAAGTAAATAAAATATGAAAATACTATACATTTCCCAAGAAGGGCTACACACTGATTGTGATATTATCTGTGAACCTGAGTATACAAAGAACTTTCCGGAAAGACAATTTGAAGCTGTAGTTTCTTTAAAGGATTATAATAAATTATTGCAGGACGTAGAGACAGTTTTATATGCCCAACTTGGAGGGCACATTACTGCCAATACAGACGGAAAAGCTTGTCTAGATAGACTTAGGAAATATTTAAAATAATGACCAAGGTATGCAGGTGCTGTAAACAATCTCTGCCTCTCGAAGCTTTTCATAAGAAAGCTATGGGGGCTTTTGGTGTTGATAGCCTATGCAAGCCTTGTCGTAAAACCAAATCTGCAGCTAAATATCAAGAGAACAAAGAAGAGATTAAAGCTAAAACAAATGCCTACAAGCAGGCAAACAGAGATGCGGTACGTACTCGTAGTAAAGAGTATGATAAAAAGAATGCAGAAAAGATAGCTCAGCGTAAGGCTAAGTATAGGGATGATAATGCTGAGCATATTGCCGCACAAAAGAAAGAGTATCATTCGCGTCCTGAAGTAAAAGCTCGACGTAGTCGATACCACGTAGACAAAAAGAAAACTGATTTACAATATAGACTTAAAGCTTTACTTAGAGCACGCATTGCTAACTGTATAAAAAATAATACAAAAAAAGGATCTGCTGTTGCCGATCTAGGCTGTTCTATAGAGCAATTTAAATTGTATATAGAATCAAAATGGCAGCCCGGAATGACTTGGGAAAATCATAACTTAACTGGTTGGCATATTGATCATATTATTCCATTATCTAGCTTTGATTTAACAAATAGACAGCAGTTTCTAAAAGCTACACACTATACTAATCTTCAACCTCTGTGGGCCAAGGACAACTGGAAGAAAAATAGATTTGTAAAATAAAAAAGCCGGGAGCATTGCACCCCCGGCCCACAACTTTACTTGTAATTATACCGTAGAATTACGATACTTTCAAGTTAGAAATGATTATCGAGCGCCCGGGCTTACTACAGAAGATCGCCTGGTCAGTGTAACAACGCAGTTCGAAACCAGCGTGGTCTTCCAGTTCACGGAAGAAGTTATCGCCTTGACCCGGACGTTTGAAGGTGATATCGGTCGAACCGACACGAACCCAGTCTTCAACGCAGAGTACGTAAGCGTAGCCTTCTTTAACGTAAATCGAGGGAGTGATCTCAACCATACCGTTTTGGCTATGGAATTTGATCGACTTCGATCCGCTTTCAGCAGTGTCCGACTTGTACGAAGAATCGTACATGCGCAGAGCAGCTTGCTCAGTGAGCAAATCGTCCCAGTGACCGGGGTTAACCATGACCATTACGTCAGTGTCCAGACCCTTAGCAACACCTTGGCTGATAGCTTGCTGCATGATAGCAAACGACAATACCGAAGTAACTGCGGGAGCAAAAGCCGAACCTTTCCACAGAGTGTAGGTAGCAGCCGAGATACCGAACAGAGTACCAGTGTTGGTCAGGATTTTGTGGATACCAGCAAATTCTTTACCGAAAGCACCTTTGTGATACAGAACATCGCCAGCAACCAAAGCAGCCGGGAGATCCGCAGTAATGGTACGAGCAGTCAAATCAACTGAAGAAACGGTGATAGCATTGACACCCGACAGAGTGGGAACCAAGGCACCAGTACGTACAACGTCCAGTTTCATACCTTCAGCACCAGCCCAGATACCGGGAGCAAAGTCAGCAGCGTTCAGTTCGATAACAACGCCAGCAGCAGCAGCTTCAGCATTGGTAACTACAGCGTAACCCATTTGACCATACAGAAGTTCGATTTCGAGTTTCTTCGAAATAGAATCCAGCATGTTTCCAACCAAGAACTTAGTCGAATCTTCGAAAGCGCGATCGCCAGGACCCATTGCGCGCGAAGCGGCACTGTATGACAGAACCGAACGCAGAACCAATTGGTAACCTTTGACAACTGCATCTTTGATTTGACCAGCGATAGGAGCTGCCAACTCAAATGCACCTTCGGTGTCATCAGCAAAAGTAACACCATGTTCCATACCCAAAACTACGGGCTGGTGATAAGCATTACCGGGTTGTTTGTCCTTCGAGATGAAGGGGATTTCATTCAAGAGCTTCTTTCCATCAGGAATCAGACGCTCCATTTTATCAGCATAGCGTTCTTTAAACAACCCGTTCAGGGTTGCCATGTTATTCGCGCCACCGTATTCAGCCATTTCAAATTCTCCTTGTTGCCTCTGCCTTAGCTAGAGGACTTTGTTTATTAAAAATACACCTGTTGTCATGATAGGCCGCTTTCATTTCCGGGTACCGTTAGGGCGCGAAGCTTACCAACCGATCCGTTACACTACTCTACTAGTCCTATAACTATATGTTAACGTTCTAGAAACGTCCGAACATGTCCTTAAATCGGACAGGTTTAACGTCTTCTTTTTTCTCAGCAGTCTTAGAGGAAGCACCCGAATCTTTAACTGTAGAAGCAGAAGCTGTGGTTTTAGCTTTAGAAACACGAGCTTTGCGGTAAGAATCTAGGTTCTTTTTACCGACTAACTTTTCCATAAGTTTGCCTGCAGTTGCGCTCGGAGCTTCTTCGAATAACCTATTGATTTCACCTACGATTTGCTGTTCTACATAGGGTAGAATTTGCTCAACAGATACGTCTGTATACCCCAGATTAACAGCCTCAATCATAGTGTCAGCAATACGTTTAAGTACATAAGGAGACTTAGGAAGTTCAGATTTCGACAGAGCATCAGTGATTTGTTCATCCAGCTTTTGAAACTGTTCTTCTTGAATACGAGCTCGTTCAGCCGTAGTTTTCTCTTCTTCCAGTTTTTTCTTGTCTTCTTCGTATTGTTTAAGCTTTTGTTCCATTTCCTCAATACGCTTCTGCTCAGGAGTCTTGGACATATCCTCCAGCTCTTGATCCATGATGCTTTGGGCAAATGTCTTAAGATCTAAACCAATCGAAGGGTGGCTCAGAATAGCCTTAGGATTGCTTTTCAGCTCTCGTACAAGCTCTTCAACTGCCTTACGCATGTTGGCAGCTTCTTCGAATTTCTCGTCAGCTGCAGCGGCCTTAGATAGGTATTCTTGGATTTGTTTATCGTTAGACAGGTCAAGCTCGATTTCGCGAGACTTCCCATTAGCCTTAACATTATATTTGCGTTTGAGGTTTTTAAGGGCTTCCTCGGTAGCCTTGGCTTCTTCGGCAAGTACATCTGAAGCGTCATCTTCAATAATGCCTTCAGTACCTTCAGCAGCAAGTTCTTGGGATTCAGCGCCGGTAGATTCGGCACCAGTGGAAGCGGGCGCAGCACTAGCGGCTGCAGCAGCAGAGTCAGACATACTATTCTCCTTGTGTCACATCCTGTACTTAGACAGGGTAGCGAGTTTAAGTGGCCATCCGGTATGGGTAAGCCTTATAATAATATATGTTAGATTTACTTTTTATTACTTAATAAGTTTTTTATCTTAGAAAAGCTGTTTTTATTAGACTCTGCCAACATTTCTAGAGCAGGACCCGTCATTATACCACCGACACCTGGAATTAACATAGTGGGATCTACTGCAATATCAGTTACATTCTTAATTTGTTTTTCTACTTCTGAATTCTTAGTGAGATTTAATTGCTGTGCAAGTTTTTCAGATACCCAATCTTTACCTTGTACGTATTGAGAAGCTAAATCTTTAGCAGCATCTAATGTTTCTGATCCTATTGACAGAGGAGCAATAGCCGCTAACTTTTTAGGATTTCCAAATAGCTTACCAATAGATTGATCAAATGGCATTTTTTTATCGATTCTATGGTTACTAAAAGTATCAAATGGAAGATTTACACTATCAACAATAACTTCACTATGCGCAGGAACATCAGAAGCTTTTTCAAAATTAGCAGGTAAGAAATTCTTTACTTTGGACTCTGGTACCCATGCTGCAATTGGTGTACCCTCTAGGTTAGCAGAATGACTATTAGCATACCCACTAGCAGTATCCGGTCTAGTTGTCCAACTGGAGGCTTGTTGACTAATAAATTTACCATCTTTCATATGATTGGTAATATCTTTTTCAGAAGGTCCTCTAAATAGAAGGTATTCTTTTTCCTGTGTGGTAGGATTGATTCTAGTAACAGTCTCCTCACTCATCATTTCTTTAGCTTTATTTTTTATAGTATCATCTGCAAAAATAGGAACCGCTGTTGCATGAGATCTACTAGCCGCACGATCAGCTATAGCTTTAAAGTAGTCTTCAGTAAGTTTAAATACACGTTTTGACGAAATAGGCCCAGCCATTACTTACTCCGTAATAACTCAGATAAACGCTTAAATACGCGTTCTTTTTCGTTTTTATTCTCAATGCCACTAAGAGTACCCTTAAGATTAGCCTCTTCCTCCATGTTAATAGGTGGCAAGCTATTATCTCCACGGAACATCGCGCTCTCTTCTATACGTCGGCTAGCAAGGCCGGGACTTTTATTTTTATTAGAGTTTAGAAGAATCTCTTTAGCTGCAGATTCTTTATCGCCTTTGTTCAGCATCTCAGTAAGACGAGGCCCAACCAGGGCTGGGCTATTGTACATAAGCGACATAATAGCAGCGCGCTCATTTTCTTTAAGCTGAGCATTGGGAAGTTTATCTTGAAGCATTGCCTCTTTACGCTTAATGGCACTGTTCATAGCAGCGTCCTGGATTTCAGTAGGAACACTCTCTCCTGCTAGAACGCGCTCTGGAGACATACCGGCACGTTCTAAATCCCGCAGACCTTCTGGGCTGTTTAGATTAGTCCCAACACCAACAGTAGGATTACCCTTCTCATCAGGGTATACAGTCTCACTGCGCCCTTCTTTACTTTCGAGAATAGATTTTAGTAGACGTGCGTATGTATCATCCATTATTTCTTCTCTTTCAATAGCTTACGAAGCTTATAGAAACGAGCAACCTTTTTTGCGTAGGTTTCTTTCTCGTTACCTTCCATAGTAGCTTCACTATTAGAACCAGGATAATCAGCCATTACTTACCTTTGAGCTTATTAAGCTCCATTAGTTCTTGGAGACGGCGAAATTTAAGTTTTTCTGAGACATCATCAACAAGACCAGTAGCTTCTTGTTGCAGTTTACCCATATTCATAGGTTCTTTAACAGGGTTTGCACGCATCTCATCAATATTCATTACCGACTTACCGCTTGCTTTAGCGTCTCTGTAGAGTTCGGCGGCTGTCTTTTTAGGGACAGGAGGATTAGCTGCAGCTTTTGCTGCCTGACCTTCTTTAATCATTTCCGCAGCAGACTTGCCTCTACCTGCAATCTTAACGCCCGTACCAGCTTCTTCTGCAGCTTTACGCATAAGCATTTGGGCAGCATTCTCACCGGCACCAAGCATCTTTACAGAGCCTACAGCACCCGTACCCATACTCATGGAATCTTCTACCATTTTACGGGCATCCAACATTTCTTGTTCTGTAGGTTGATAATCCTGTGATCTACCTACCATAACAGAAGAACGAGCCATGTCTTCCATTGCTTGATCTGCATTTTTATCCATACCTTGTTTCCAATCAGAAACTGCAGTACCAGCATTTTGCATTAGCTGCTTTAGTTTTGAAAAATCCATTAGTTACCTCATAATTAAATATGTTAATGAAACAAATTGAAGCGAACAGAGGGCTATAAGCCAATTATGTCGTTTGCTTTTAGCGATGAGCTTTTTGTGCCCAGCATCTTTTATGTCCGGTATAAGAGTGATTCTTGCCACGTAGTCAATCCTTGCTTTATATCTAGCGGAGTTAATAAATGGGTAGGTTTATTGAAAGTTGCTCCAAGTTGAATTAAAAATTCACCGACTAACTCAGAGCATATGTAACCTTTAGAGTTTGTAGTACTTAGCTTATGGCCAAATGAATTACATAAATCAGTCATTAGAATATTCACTAGCTCGGTAGTACTATATTCTATTCCAGCTAGTTCCATGCATTGTATTAAAGCTTGCCGACGTTGTGTAGTAGTAACAGCTACCTCATACTCATGTACACATTTATTCTGCTCTTTAAATCTAGCGTAACTTGTAAAATGTACCATGCCATGAGCCGCATGATACACCGAAGACGGCATAGTTTCACTTTCAAATCTAATATACACGTGAGAATATGGAGTAGACAGCCACCAAGCTATGGCTGCAGCTCCAATTTTAAATTTATGAGGATATGAAAATCCTATAAATATCTTACTCATAGACTATTGTTTTGTTCAAATATATTAATTTCATTTACAACGTAATCAAAAACGTCACTATATTCGCTATATACTGCTTTTAACTGTATACAACTTGCGCGAGCTGTGCCAAGAGCGCCGCCTTCTAAAAGAAACCGCACTCCAAGTAAAACATTTAATAGCGTAGTGACTTGAGTTCCAGTTTTATTTAGGATTTTGTTTCTAGCTCCAATTTTATTTGTACACTTTCGAGCCAAGGCCGTGCCGAAAGTAGCCTTAAGGTCATTTAGGTGCTCTTCGTACATTTCGCGATCGGTGTAACCTTGCGGAAGTTCAAGTTTATTTCCGTTTAATACATACCCAACAGTAGGCGTAGGATTTAGGAAATCAATGTCAATTAGCATTTGATGTTGTTTAGCTGTTAATTGAAAATCATCGGACTCGCTGTCAATATCTATTACTTGAGTCACTGTATTATTATTTATAGCCGCATATTTTTTTATCATTACTCATCCAATTTTGTTATGTCTAAGAATTCAACATCATTACGCAGTCGAACAATACTATCATACACTCCTAGATGATTTACGTAGATGCGATCTCTGTAAGTAATTCCTAACCTAGTAGCCACGCCTTCTACCATGAGCGTAGTGTCTCCATCTAAATTAACTCCAGATAAAGAGCTGATATTAATGCTCTTAAAATAATAATTATTAGACTGCACATCTCCTGTTTGAGTCGAGATTAATTGATCATCCCACCTAGGAGTTGTAATGTCTGTTACTTTATAAATATAGAACACTACGGTAGCCGCACTATCCACCGCACCGCTAGCAGGATTATACAAATACCCTACAAGTCTAATTTCATCTAGAGTAGATGTATCAAGTTGCGCGGCCAACTTTAGGACTTGAGCTCCGGGTACTAAAGCTGAGTCTACACCAAAAATAGGCTGCCATTCGCTAGTATGATTTACAATAAAACGACTCGGGTGGTCTACTTTTAACCACTGGTTTTCTCCGCTATCGTTTTGAGCAACCCATTTTCGTATGATAGCCATCTATGTTCCTAGTAAAGTAAATCCTTTGTATGCAACTCTCTCGACCCCGTGCGCAACAATCCCGACCTTAACAGAATAGTGTGTGAGATCTGTCAGCAGAGCGGCGCTTACCGGCGTAATTTGGAATCTTCCGTTAACATCAGCAGTGATGCCTGATTGTGAAAGCCCCACAACAGTATTACCATTTACATCGTACACTGTATAATTAGCTGCGCCCAATGAACTTGTCTCAACATTAGAATCGTATTCTAGCCAAAACGTAGCTTGCAGTTGATTAGATGCATTAATTGAAAATTGAGCTTTTGTGCTATAGTGGATAGGATCATTTGCACGAGAGAACATCTGCGACCTGGTAATTCCATCCACAACCAATGTGACTTTGACAGAAAATCCGGGATAGTCTTCTTCCAAAAGAGAAGCAACGTGCGGTATTTTGTATACCCCGTTAATATCAGCAGTAATACCAGAACCGTTCATTCCGGAGATAAGATCGCCGTCGTGATCGTAAACTTGATAAGCCCCTGCCCCTAGTCCAGTAGTTTTTACAATTTCGTTTTTAGAAACCCAAAAAGTACCATCAAAGTTATTCTCTACGTTGACAAAAAATAGCCCGCCAATTTTATACTCGGCTTTTTGATCCATTAAAGGAATCATGTTTGAGCGAGCTTCCCCGTCTACGACAACAGTAACTTTAATTTCATAATGTTCCGCATCTTCTACGAGTAAGTTAGATACAGAAGGCGCTGTAAAAAGGCCCTGCCCATTAGGAGAAATACCCGAGGCACTCATGCCTACGACAGCCGCGCCAGTTTTATCATACACCTGATAAGAAGCCGTACCTAAAACTCCATTTGATCCATCAGCAATACTGTCATTTTTATCTGCCCACATAGTAAGAATAAATTGATTTGTATTGTTTATTGACCAAGAAGCATTGCATTTATATGTATCAACTGCAGTAAGGACTCCAGTAGAGATTACACTCATAGAGACTACGTTACTATCTCTATTGTTAACACCGTCAATAGCACGAGTACCTACGTAATATGTGGTGCCATTTTGCAAAAACGAACCGTCCGGTAGTGTAAAAATATCATACTGAAGATTTGGAGTAACTGCAATGATATTAGAGGTACTAAATAGACCCGTGGCCGTAGAAGCTTTGATGTATACTTCATACCGGATAGGAGCCGTAGCATCTGAGGCAGCAGACCACCCTGCACGAATTTGACCCCTAGACTCAACGTCAAGGAAAGTAATTCCTGCAAAGGTAGGCGGCGTCAAATCAATGACGCAAGCCTGACTGGTCCCCTGATAAAAATTATTCTCTATTAGAATATTAGCCATTACGACTCCTTAAGTCCGGGTCGGATGTCTACTCCAGGAGGAGAGGTAAAGGTATAGCGAACAAGAGTCCCTACTGTATTAGGGATTGTTCCAAGTGGCAACCAAGACACTCCGTTTGTAGTAGAGTACTCAAACTGAGCAGCCTCTGCTGTTGTATTGTGATTTACAACTAAAGCATCTGAAAGGTCGTAAGCTCGGAAAAACAATTCCGGTACAGTAGATGTATACGCTTTCTTTAAACGGAAAGCACAGCGCGAAGGCACACCATTATCCGAAAAATCATCGCTAAATTCCCAGTTATCAGAGATAGCAGTGTTGCTTTCAAATCCAAGAAAAAAATCTACCAATTGAGCCGGGATAGAAGTGTCTAGTCCTAGTGTATCAAATAGTATTTTAAATTGAACTTGTGCTGCAGTAGCAACTCCACTTAGATCTTCTGCAAATGCAATGTCTGTCCAACCGCCAGAAATAGATCCAAATCCTGATGTGCGATACTGAATACGTAGCGATCCAGTAAAGTCGTAAAGTTTATCTACAGTTGTTATAAATTTATACACAGAGTTGGGAGTGTCTAGTACTTTAGTAACAATAAAAGAATAATCAAACAATTCATCTGATCTAGTATCGGCTAATAAAACTCCACGCTGCCCAACAGTTGTTGAAGTTTGTACTACAAGCCAGCCGCTTTCTACATCTAGTGCACCAGCTACTAGCCATTGTAGAGGTATACTATCACTTACAAAAGTCTCTCGATAAATGTTATTTGCTCCGCCAAATATTTTATCAATAGAGTTGTTAACCATTTGTTTTGTAACTAAGATATTTGCATTAGTTAAATACATGGCTCGGTCAAGAGCATTACTCCACGCAGCTAATGTAATAGACGGGGCAATTATTTGATTTGGGGAACCGAGTATGTTTGCTGTTACTAAGGACGGCCAAGTGACTGCGCCTGAAGTCAGCTCCGATATTTTACCTAAATACAAATTTGAAGTTGACGCAAGAAATATACAATCAAATCCAGCATTAGTTGTATGAGCAGGTTGAGCAAAATCTTCCGAGTCAGAGCTAATCAAAGTTCCAGCTAAAGCCGGTAAGTTTCCAGTTTTATGTACCCAAGCATCTCCAGTTGTCCCAAATGCACGGTTTACGTCCATAGTACCGTTTGTTGTTACATTCGTTACCGCTCCTCCAGTAGTTGTGGAAAGTTGGTAATCATTTGGAGTAGCATTTCGTACAAAGTAAATAGTATTATTGGTTAATGGAGCGGCTCCTACTAAATTGCTAATAAAAATAGGAGTGTTGTCTACAAATCCATGTGCTGTTTGAGTAATCCTGTCAGTGGTAGAGTCCATAGATACGCCTACTGTTTTAGGACAATCCAAGGTTGCATTGGTACTGTATACATAATATTGGTGCGTAGCTGCCACACCATTATGTACATAAATTCTGTTGTTTGCAACATCTAACACAGCTCCTGCAGACGCAATATTAAGCTGCCCTACACCTATATTAGACGGATCTTGTAGAAAATAAGTTGCTTTTTGATTTGATCCAGTTCCGCTTGGGAATAAAGTACCAAGTCCTACAGCTAAAAAATCAGCTAGGTCCACATTGTTGGCACAATAAACTCCGCCATTGATAAGAACAGAACCAGAAGTCACAATAAAAATACGCCAGCCAGTAGTCCCAGTGTCTATTACTTTGAGTGCCTTAAGCGAGTGGCTTGTTGCTGCGTTATCTGCTACTTGTACTCGGATTGTTCCAATAAAAACATGTGCTCCGGTAGTTAGATTCACAGTGTGCAGACTTACGGGAATAAGACCATTGACCTCAGCTCCAATTGTAAATAGTCTACCATTGGCAGTCAAATAGGTTAGTGCAGGAATAACCGGGGAGGCCGGAGCAGAGTCCGTTACTACGTCAATAAATCTATTTAAGGGCGGGCCTAGGGCCGAGTCTCCATCAATGGTCTTAGTCTGCACTCGACCTTGGATTGTAGTTTTAGTTTGGTCGTATGTCCCAACAACGTCTGCTAAAAGATCTGCCTTTACATATTTCATCTGTACCTCTTATACTATTAATCTTGTTATTTTTGTTCTTTTGTAGCGTCCGCCGTCTAGAACATAAGTAAATGTTTTTCGTGCAATAAACCCAGCTCCAACACCAATGCTGGGGGCAGTGTAGTCTATTTGCATAATTCTTTGGTCTTTTGTGCCAAAATCAGCGTAGGAAATATCTTGATCTCTGTCTTTTGCGGCCAAGATTTGAAGATATACATTGTTTACAAAGACACGCTGAGTACCAGAAGGAGTACCATCCTCAGTACCAATGATTATTTCACCAGAAGATAACTGAGTTAGAATGGAACCTAGAGCAGCTTGAGTAGCGTCGTCGTCTACTTTATAAGTAGCGCCTAAGATAGAAGTTAAAGTAGAGGTGTCTAACGCAATTATAGACCCAGATACATCAACTGAATCAGTTGCAAAGGCCAGAGGTCTAGTATCTAGAGCTGTAGCTGTAGTTACTACATTAATGCTACCGTCTGTATTAACTTTTAATACGTCTGTAGGAGTAGTGGCATCGGCAACGCGAACGACAACATCGCCGTTATTTTGCGTTCTTACTGGGATACCTTGCGCAAAATCTTGCATACCTAGCCTCCTTTATAAATATATGTTATTCTGACTGTTTTTGCTATAAAATAGCCCGCGGATATTTTATAATGCTATAGTATGATTTCTACTGTCTCTACTCGAGAGTTAAAGTCTCCAGTAGACACATTGGTGTGTGTAGCTGTTACGATTACTACATCACCAGCTACTAAAGCAATTCCGGTATTACCTGAAGAATTCAATATAGTGCTTTCATTTAAGCTAGTTGCATAGTTAGTACGCTTTTTATCTTGTGTGGCACCGTTGATTTTTACTGTATAAGTGGCAATATTAGTGCCTGAGTATTCAGTTCGGCTTAAGTAAGCTATCCTACCGCTGGGGACGGTATAGGTGACTATAGTAGTCTCTACTCCCGGTGTTACAGATAGAACTTCATTGTAGGTGTTGCGCGTAATGCCTTTTTCCAGAGGGTAGGCATCCACCTCCCCTTGAAGATTACCGCTAATAATGCTAACATCGAGGCCGGTCTTAGGTCCTACCGTAGTAGACGTAAACAACGTAGTGCCGTCTCCAAGCTTAATGCTATCGCTTGCTTGGTCAATGTCAACTTCAAGGCCGCCAGGTACAATAATAGTCGCACTAGCCGTTGTACGCAGCGTCTGGGTTACAGGATCGTGTACGTCCCGTAAAATATTCTCTTGACTTAACGGACTAGTGTCAAAAGCCATTTATATACCTTACTGAGGTGCTACATTACCCATAGCCTGCTGCTGAGCCTCGGGATTGGCGAGAGCTTCAGCAGGTACTGTAGGTATGGATGGCATATTAGGTAACGGTTGTTGTTCCTGACTCATGCTAGCCGGATCTACAGGCATAGATTGATTCTGTGGACCGGGAACTGGGTTGTTAGGCGTTCCTCCGATAGGTCCAATTGGTTGTTCTCCGATAATTGCAAGAAGAGAAGGGTCAACAGTACGTAAAAGATTTACGTGCTCCATAATATGAGCAAGGACTTGATCTCTAACTCCAGGTTGAGAACGAATAACTGGATCGGAAAGAAGGGCTTTGTGTCGTTTAATGTGTACACTGTGTTGATCAATACCGATAGCAATGGCTTGACCGCCATTAAGCATAGTTTCATTTTCGCGACGAATATTATCAAGCTCATCCTGAGTATCATCAGTAATACCGCTCAAATCTCCAGTATTAAGTACTGTCATATACTCTTGAGGAGTAGATACAATACCATATTGGATAAGCTCCGTCGCCATCTGCATACGTCCGGCAGTAGTTTTACTAATAGGATTTCCTACGTCAACAATTACACGGCTTACCATACTAAGGTCGTCACCAGTAAATTCAGTTTCTACGTAGTGCTTACGAGTTTCCCCTGCAATAATAGCAATGCGAGGGACAACAGCAAAGTCCTTAAGCATATTCACAAGACCTGTACCAACGTCCTCAATCAAGTGAATGTACTGTTGTTGAATACCAGAAATAAACTGCAGTGCCATAGATTGCACCATGGCAAGAGCAGATCCGGATTTAAGCGAAGCTTCCGGGTTACCACGAGCAACCGAGTTGACTCCCGATACAATCTCCATCTGTCGCTCAAGCATTTGAAGGAACTCAAATACTTCTTTAGGAGTTTGTGTAAAGTTTAGAGGTTCAGGTTTTCCCGCACCACTATTACCTTCAATAATATTCAATCCACCCTCAAGAGATTTCAATTGAATATCGGCATTACGAGGAACATAGATGTTCTGTACACCAAACGTATGCTGGTTAGTCAGGATAGTACTGTACAAACTGTTAACCGCATCTTGAATGGGTAACAGGTCGAACATCGGAGTATAGCCGTAAGGAGTACCAAGGATATCGCTAGGTGATACACGATACACGGGTAACTGTCTATAAGGCATTGGACTATCAATAAGAATTAGATTATCTTCTAGGAACAAAAGATATCGACCATCTGGCAAAGCTTCGCTACGACGGTGATAGAATTCATATACGGGAACATCGTCTGTATCCTCATAAGCCATCAAGTCCATACGATAACGGAGCAATTGATTTTTAGTCTGAAGACCTTTAATACGACCTTCAAGTTCGGGATACTTAGCTGCAATGTCAAATTTATTTTTAAAGGTACGTGTTAGTACCCAGTCATGACCAAGACTCGACTCTTTAGTTGTATCAAATACAACATCATAAGGAGACAGGTTAGAGAACGCAACGTCACCTTCATAAATTGGTGCGCCAGTCTCTTCATTTGTGTCGTAAATTTCTCCAGTAGTGGAGTTCCATTCCATTTTAACATAACCGCTACCTAATACTACAGCATATTGAATGGCTGTACGAAGGTATTTCTCCAAACGTTTTTCACGCATGTAGTAATCAAGTAGGTTATTTGCAAGCGTAGCTTGTACAATACTCTTACTATCACCATTTGTAGCACGAGCCTGAAATGCAGGGCGGCTGGATGTAATCATAGTGATGATATTATCGGCGATAGATCGCAAATGGTTCACCGCCATCTGTGCTAGCTCACCTTGCTCACCACCAAAGGTAATCATGTGGGCAGCACCCGGACCTGTTTGATAGGCTCCATGGTAGGCTAACCACATCTCACGAACTTTGTCGAGATACCCGTTAGTTTGTAATTGATTATACCAGCCATTTGCCTTACTTAGCAAAATTCCGGCTGTTTTATCCGCTTCCTTGGCTGCGAAATACACCGAGTCTGACATAAACACCTCTAATTTAATATGTTAATATCTCTTGAGCTTTCGCGTACTTCCGAAAGGGTTGCGTTCTTTGACCATCTTATTCAAAGCTTGCTCAAATTGATTATCCCCTTTGGGGAGTGGATCTCTGTGGAACATCGGACCCTTACCTAAATAGTCATAGTTTGCTGGATAGGGATTTTTATTATAATTAATATTACGACACAAGTAGACAAGAGCATCCACGGCATCGTAGTGACTTTTATCTACTGCACTACGGACATACTTAGTACGATCATTGTTCCAGATGGCGGACTCAAGGTGGAAAATTAACGTTTTACAGCGTGGGTGTATGATAATTCGCTTATTTCGAATAAGCATACGCATATTATTAAGAGCCGCATCCTTGTCGTCTTTGCGAGTTGGGAGAAAAGTAAGACCGTGAGACCCTGCTAAGTCGTTTAATAGAACTAGGTTATTATTATCTGATACGCGTAAGAACGGAGTCTTAGGTTCTCCTGTATACTTATTAAACCAAAGCCGAGCTTCTGTCTCTGCAATTTTTGCAGCCAGATTATCGGTAAGCATACTACGTCCGCTAAGAACAACCTCGTCTTCAATGATAAGTTTGGCAGTAAGGAAGTCGTAGTAACCAAATAGGACAACAGTCATGTCCTTTACACCGATATCCATCCCAACATAAGCATCATAGAAGGCAGGTCGCTCCCATTCTTTGATAATCTCAGGCTTAACGTCAGAATTAAATTCCGGAACAACTGCGTCATCAATGGAAGTAATGATTTCTACTAGATATTCTCGTTTAAAATCTACAGACTCATATCCACCAATGGCTTCTGCTAGGTCATCAATGTCTTTTTTAGTAAGACGCGGGTTATCAAAGATTGTTTTTTTAATGAATCGATTTTCAATTTCAGCCTGCTTCATAAATTGCATGAAGTCATGGTCGGGTGACTTGGAGGGAGTAGATGCCATAATGATCTTTCCACCCGTTGTTGTTGTCGTAGGAATTAAAATACTATTTACGATGTAGGCTAAATCATTACAGAATCCAGCCTCATCGATAATACAAAGATTGGCTTTGTTACCCCGGATGGACTCGGCATGTCCATTATCTGTCCCAGCTAACTGGATCTCGCTTCCATTAGGAAAACGAAAGATGTTCTCTTGGGTTTTATAGGAAGGCCGTAGATCTTTGGGGCAGTCGTCAGTGATTTCCCGAATGAGCGGGGCAATGATACGCTTAATGTCCCGAACTTTGGGAGCAATAAACTTAACAATGGCATGCGGGGTCCGGAGACACTCCTCTAAAGCCAGAGTTACAAGGAAATAGGTCTTACCTAACTGACGAGAAGATCCAATGACAATAATTTTGTCCGGTTTCTCTCTGGCAAACTTATACATTTCTTTTTGATTAACATCGAGTTTCCAGCTAGCAATACTGGCTTTGCGCCAGAGTGTTTCCTTAGCCTTCTTCTGAGCCTTTTCCTGTTCCGGTGATAAGTGCGACAAGATCGGCCTCCTTCATATCAGAATAATCTGTAACGTCGATGGCTTCGGTGGACTTATCTCGAATAAGACGTAAATTCTTAATGAGAATGTCTAAGCGTTTAACTTCATCAAGAGAAAGCTCACGTTGAGCAGACTTTCCTTTGAGGATTTGAATTTGTTCTACGCAGATGAGTTCTTCTTCAGACATAATATTAACCAAGCCAGAAGGTTTTTGTAAACCCTTAAGGATACTCTCTGCAGATTGTAGCTTATCTTCTAAAGCTTTGTTACGAAGCAATAAATCTTCAATAAGCTTTTGCTGTACGGCAGCAAACTCTTTGATATCTTTAGCTTTGATTTTCTCTTTGTACTGTTCTCGGAGATCATCAATAGAAATAACTTCGTAAACATTAGAAGACATTAAAACAACCGTCTTCCGTCAGCAGGAGGAGCTACGTTAGCTTTATTAACATTTCGCATACTAAGGCTAGCTACAAAGTTCTTAACTTCCTTTAGCTCTTCTTGGATTTCAGCGTTAATATCTGGTTTTTCCTGGTCTTTTCGCCATTTATCAAATCCATGGAGCGCAGAAAAACACACCACAGACACTGCCAGTGTAATAGACTGGACAAAGATAGAAGCCAGTCCCAATAGAAGGAGACTAGCAAAGATATAGTCGATATTCAGTTTTTTAAGCATACCACATCCTTGTAAAAAATAGATAATCTAGTTAGCGTTACGGCCTATACCATTAGGTTGACATTGTGTCAAAGGGCTATTTGCTGTTTAACTATCTATAAATATATGTTAATAGTGGTTGACTTTTAAATATTTCCTATGCTATAGTTATCTTATAAGGAGATTTATGAAACTGAACAAGCTATTGATTGGATCTATTGTCGGTTATTTGGGTGTAGCTTTTGTGGCTACGGCAATTTTTACAAGCCGGGACACCGAGTCTAAAGAGACTACCGAACCTCTTTTGAAAATTGAGCAAACCGCAACAGCGGATTTGACTAAAGATAAAAAAGTAAAAACTAAAACGGCCCGTGTAAACGGTGACCAAGTTATTTACCTAAATACCCCCATTGTAGACGAGACAGTAGACCTTACTTTGCAAGCCATTGAGGCTGCGTCTCGAGGTGAGGATGAGATTTACCTTGTATTGAACAGTCCTGGCGGTAGTGTTCTGGCAGGTGCTCGACTAATTAACTTCATGAAAAATTCTGGAGTTACTATTCATACCGTATGTGAAGGTTTGTGCGCTTCTATGGCAGCTCAGATTCACCAGGTAGGCAAAACCCGCTACATGACTCCGGGTAGTGTACTTATGTTTCATCCGGCCAGTGGCGGGGTTCAAGGTACTATGGAACAGATGTCCAGTCAATTGGGAGCTTTCTCTCGTCTAGTTGATCGTATGGATATGGAAGTAGCTAAACGTTCTGGCATTGACTATAAAGAGTTTAAGGCACGTTTGGAAAGCGAATACTGGCTTGAATCTCAAGATGCTATCAATGACGGCCTTGCAGATTCTTTGATTTTACTAGTAAAAAATCAACCCCAAGGAGGCTTTGATGTTGGGAACAGCGTTGACAAATTGGGTCTTAAGATTAACGTTCCTGCTGTTGATGTTCGTACTCGCGGGGATTTCTACCGCTAAGGCATCTGAATATGACGAGGCGGGGAAGAAGGCTGGAGAAGCCTTCCTTCGCCAAACTGAAATCGACAGAATGGCGGAAGAATGGGTAAAGCACAGAGTAAATTCAAACATTCAAAAGTGGGTCGGCTACTTCGCGCCGGTTGGAAAAGCCTTGTCGGAGAAACAGGTAACCGTAAAATGGAACTTTTAGAAAAATGCCAAGATCTATCGGCAGAACTTGAAGAAGCTAATGCAAATCTTATTCATATTGATATGCAGCTTAATAATCAAGAACTGGATTACCAAGAACAAGTACGTTTATACGAATTAGAATTTAAACATGCAATGGATATGGTTGGAGCCTACAATGACTTCATGAAATATTCAGATCTTCTTGTTCTAGAAGATCCCGGTATGCGATTTATGGCTTCAGCCATGCGTAAAAAAGCTACGGCACTGTGTACAGCAGAGGTAATTAATGTCTAGTACTGTATTTCGTCTAGTATCTGTAGTGATTACATTTGGAATAGCAGTAGCCTTATCTATGATTACACAGGTATCCTTAGTTACTGTACTAGCTGTATTTGGTTTTCTAATGGCTGTAGATCTTAAGTCTCAACTGACATTTACTGAACTAGTATTACGACAAGAATATGCTAAGTCGGAGAAAAAAGATGACTAAAGAACAACTTATTGAATTTAACCGTATGTTTGTTGCTCGCTATAGTAAGCGCCTGGTCGAGCTAAATAAAAATGTATACTTGGCTGCAGAAAAAGACGGAGCTGTCTTTGAAGTACCCGTAGTTACTGTAGGTAAAGGAGGCGGTACAATCATTGAACCCCGTCTTGCCAATCCTAAATTAAATGCCCCGGCCAGGGTTAGTCTTATTAGTCAAGATGTAGATGTTTTTCAAATTGTCTACAATATAGAAATTCCTCAAGAAGAAGCGGCTATTGCTTCGGAAAAACCTGAGTATTTCAACTACCTAATGGACGTTGTATTTGAAAAAGCTCTGGGCAACTACCGTCTTACTGTCGGAGATGAGAATAAGGTACGTTTTGGGTCCTACTATCTTCAGATTCCGGATATGCAGCTAACAGCTGAGCACAGTGTTCTGTTGACATTTCGTGGTAAATGGGCTAATGTTGATGGAGTAGGAGCAAAACAATGAGCGAAGGCGGCGTAAAGCATGACAATGGGAAAGAGCCCCTTGATCTCGTTCCGTATGAGGCTTTACAAGAAATTGCACGAGTGCTGGACTTTGGTAAACAAAAATACGGTCGTGCTAATTGGGCCAACGGCATTAATTACTCTCGTCTTATTGTAGCAGCAA